ATCCTACGTGAGAACGGAGGATGGGCAGCATTCATATATACACCAAGGGGACACAATCATGGATGGGATCTTTATGAGATGGCTCGGACTGATCACAATTGGCACACTAGCCTTCTTACTGTCAAGGACACTAAGCGAGGCGATTCAGAGGGGTACCGACCCGGAGAACCCGTCGTTACGGAGAAAGAGGTTCTGGAGGAGATTGCCCAAGGGATGGATGAGGATTTGGCCCAGCAAGAGTTCTACTGTTCATTTGAGGGTCCCCAGCAAGGAAATTACTACGGGAAAGTTATCTCAGAAATTAAGGCAAGGGGACAAGTTAGGTCAGTCCCTCATGATCCGAAGCTTCTTGTCCACACATTCTGGGACATTGGCATGGACGACTACACGTGCATCTGGTTCATGCAAGACTTGCGCGGCGCCGAGTACCGATTCATTGACTATTACGAGGCGAATGGGTATGCTCTCGACCATTACGTGCGCATCCTGCGGGACCGTCCGTACAATTATGGTACTCACTGGCTACCGCACGATATTGAGGTACGAGAACTTGGGACAGGTAAATCCCGTATTGATACTTTAATTTCCCTCGGCCTTAAGAATTATGAGGTAGTGCCCGCACCTCCAGGTTCTCTGAAAGATGGTATTGATCAGTGTCGGTTAATGCTACCGCTCTGCTGGTTCGATGAGATAAAGACTAAGTTAGGTCTCAACGCGTTAGTATCCTACTGCAGGGAGTATGATGAGCGCAAAAAGAAGTTTAAGGAGCAACCGCTGCATGATTGGGCGTCCCATGCGGCAGATAGCTTCCGCCAATTTGCCATGGGGTATAAAGAGAAGAAGCCAGCAAAGAAGCGCAGTATAGAGCGCAGGGAGAGGGGTCCAGGCGCATGGATGAGATAAAAAAATTACGTGAGTAACGAAATGGGTGTATAATATTATCATGGCCAGAAAAAAACGCTCCACGAAAACTTATGCCATGAAGACCACCCTGAATCCTACAGGTGGGAACGTTGAAGTCAGCACTGACAATACTGATGATGACGTTATCCAACAGGCCATAAAGAATGTTACCGAGTGTATCTCCGCTGAGCAAATCTTCAGGGACGAGGCACTTGATGATCTAAAATTTAGGATTGGTTACCAGTGGCCAGACAAAATAAGACGCGAGCGCGAAGTTGTCGGCCAACCATGCCTTCAGTTTAATCTCATCCCTAAGTTTATTCGGCAGGTAACTGGGGATGCCCGCCAGAACGTCCCAACCATTAAGGTAATCCCGGTAGATAGTTATGCCGATAAAGAAACGGCAAGGATTTTTAAGGGCATTATAAGACATATAGAGTATCATTCTGATGCCTCAGACGTATACGTTAGTGGCTTGGAGCAATCTGCTACGATCGGTCGTGGTTGGTGGCAGGTTGTTACTGGTTATGCTGATGATGAGACCTTCGACCAAGAGATTAAAATTAAGCGGATTGAAAATCCGCTCTCTGTATATAAAGACCCTTTAGCTACTGGCCCTTGCTACGAGGATGCCGAGTGGATTTGCCTACGTGAATGGGTTAATAAGGACACGTTTAAACGTGAGTATCCTGGTACGGACCCTGAACCTGGGGACACGTTAGTCCTTGGAGATGCAGACAGGAAGCATTGGTACACTGAAGATTCTATTTGCAAGGCAGCATACTGGCGAAAAGAGTCAGGAAAGAGAAATTTACTTCATATTACTATTACGCAGCCTGGTAAAGCGCCGTTTGAGTCAACTATATTTGATGATGATCCGCACTATATTAAATTGCAGGAATTTGCAAACGTTGAGACGATTAAATCGCGCGAAGTTAACGTGATTAAGATTGTTTGCTATACAATGGTTGGTCATGCCATCCTTGATAAGAAGGAATGGCCAGGCAGATATATCCCACTTGTTCCTTGTATTGGTGAGTCGGTTAACGTAGACGGGGAAGAATACTTACATGGCATTGTTCGGTTTATGAAAGACCCGCAGCGCCATTATAACTACTGGATGACTATGGGCACTGAGCAAATTGCACTAGCGCCAAAGATTCCATGGATTCTCACCGGAACAATGATTGAGGACTTTCAGAATGAGTGGGACACCGCAAATGAGGCAAATTATCCATATTTAAGGTACAAACCAGACCCTCAGGCTCCTGGAGCTCGCCCAGAGAGATTGCCTCCTCCAGAGTTATCACCTGCCTATGTTCAGATGATGCAGCTTTCCCAGCAGGGAATGAATGACACATCTGGTCAGTTTAAACCGTCGCTTGGGCAAGAGTCGAACGAAACTTCTGGCCGCGCGATTCTTGCCCGTCAGAAGGAAGGGGACACGGGCACGTATGTTTATATAGACAACTGGGTTAAGGCAGTTACGTACACTGGAAAGATTCTTATTGATCTTATTCCTAAGATTATTGACACGGAACGAGTAATACGTATCATTAATGATCAGGATGAAGAGCAAATGGTTACAGTTAATAATGAATCACCCGATGGCGTAGAGAGAATTTATGATCTCTCGGTTGGTAAGTACGATGTGCGCGTTGTCACCGGTCCAAGTTACACCACGAAACGAATTGAGATGGCCAATAGCATGATTGAATTCATGCGGATCTATCCGATGGCTGCTCCAGTACTTGGAGATTTGATCGCTAAGGCCATGGATTGGGAAGGGGCAGATGTGGTGGGGGACCGTTTAAAGGCATTAGCCCAGCATCAAGGTGTCTTGCCGCCTGATCCTGGCAGCCAACCCCCACCTGCTGCCCCACCTGGGGCTGCTCCTGGCACACCTCCTGGAGCTCCTCCAGTTAATGGTCCACAAGGTCAAATGGGTGGTCAGCCAGCGCCACCTACGTTAAGTCCGAGAGAGCTAGGCCAATAAAAGGAGATCACAATGCCAGAAGAAGAAATTAATGAACAAGAAGAAAAAACTCCAGAGGAAGAGTTAGCGGAAGAAAAAGAAGGAGATGAAAAAGATGAGCCGAAAGGTGAGGTTGAGGAAATACCCGAGGAAGAAACTGAAGAAGAATCTGAGGAAGAGCCTCTTGCAACTCCAGCCCCTAAAAGAGGAAGTTTCCAGGATAGAATCAATGAGCTTACCGCCGAAAGAAAGATGGCTGAGCGGCGTGCTCTCCAATTGGAAACGCAGCTTGATGCAACTCGTAGGGAACTCGCCACATTAAAGGAACCAACTCCTGAGGACTTTAATGATTACAAAGACTTCGTGCGTGCGGCTGCGAAGTTTGAGGCAAAGAAGGAGAAATTAGAACTTGGGACTGCCGCGGTTGTTAATGAGTTAAATACGAGCCAGCAAGCCTATGAAAAATTTCAGGTGGAACGGTTTAAAGAGGCTGCTGCAGATCATAAAGGATTCGCTGACAAAGCGAAACAGATTGGTCAGGTCATTACACCGCAAACCGAGGCTTACCATGCCTTATTTGAGTCGGACAGATTTGCGGATATTATTATGGCTATGGATCCTGTTGACGCTGTCAGGATCGCTGCGTTGTCCCCGCGTGCACAAGTAAAGGAAATTTTGAAGATGGAAACACAAATTGAAGCTGGTGTGAAACGAATGCCATCTAAAAAGGTATCATCTGCTCCAGCACCTGTCCAACGTCCAATGAGTGGAAAGACAGAGCGCCAGCCAACTAATGCTGAAAGAATGGACATGGATAGTTACGCTAAGATGCGCAGAGCTCAGATTAAGAAATCTCGGGAACAGCGATAGGAGATGTTCCCGCGAAGTAACCGCAGTACCTCGCCCAACCTCCACGGCGCGCCTTCGGGATGAGATGGAGATTAACAAACTTTGCCCGGAAAACGCCGTGGTCCGTGGTTTGATCTCCTTCTTTCCACAAAAACTGCGCCGCTAGTACGGGCTCCTATTAGGAGCTCAATATGTCTAACGTTCTTCTTACTCCAAACATCATCATGAAAGAATCATTGGTGATTTTGGAGAATATGCTTGTAGCTGCCCGGAAAGTTAACCGAGCCTACGAGAACCAAAACAAGCCAAACGCCACATTTAAACGTGGTGATACGGTTAACGTCCGTCGGCCAAACCGCTTCACGGTTTCCTCTGGCGCTGCGTTGGCTGTGCAGGATATTACTGAAGTTTCCGTGCCTGTGGTTGTTAACAAGCAGCGCCACGTTGACTTCACGTTCCCAACCAAAGATCTCACCCTCATCATTGAAGAATTTTCAGATCGCTATTTGAAGCCGGCAATGGCTGCCTTGGCCAATCAGATCGATTTTGACGTTCTTGCTGAGGCGAACAATATTTACAATATTGTGGGCACAGCCGGAGTTACACCAGCTAACTTTGCCGCATTGGCAAGTGTTACCCGTCGGTTGAACGAGGAAGCAGCACCAGTTGATGAGACCCGTACGCTAATTATCGATCCAGCCGCTGAGGTCACATTAGCTGATGCCTTGAAAGCAAACTTCAATCCTACGGGGAATATTTCTGGAATCTTTGAAGATGCCCAAATTGCCAAGGTTGCTGGGCTAAGTGTCTTTATGGACCAGAACGTTAACCTCCACACTAATGGTCAACGTGGTGGTGTGCCACTAGTTAATGGCGCGCCTGCGAACGGGTCAACCTCATTGGTCACGGATGCTTGGACGGCTGCGGCGGCTAATCGCTTGAAGACTGGTGATGTGTTCACCATTGCCAACGTTTTTGCGGTGAATCCTCAGTCTCGCCAAACCACCGGCGTTCTGAGACAATTCGTTGCTACGGCGGATGCCGCGTCGGATGGTGCCGGCAATGTAACAATTTCGGTGTCACCTGCGATGTTCTTCTCTGGAGCACTCCAAAACATCGATTCGCAACCTGCGGATAACGCACCATTGACATTCTTTGGTACGGCATCCCAGGTTTATACTAACAACCTTGGCTTCCATAAGGATGCCATCACGTTGGTTACGGTTCCTTTGGAAATGCCTGCTGGCGTGCACTTTGCTGCCCGCGAGACCTACAAGGGAATTAACTTGAGGATTGTTCGTCAGTACACAATTGCTGATGACCAGATTCCAACCCGTATCGATGTATTGTACGGGACCAAGACCATCTATCCTGAACTTGCCTGCCGCTTGGCTGGGTAACAACATCTTTTGGAGGTGTGCTGTAAGGCATGCCTTCTACTTTTGGAGGAAATTATGCCTATCGGAACTAACCCAGTATCGTCATCTTCGATACTGTCAAACGTCTTAAAGGTAGAGAAGGTGTTGACGAATGCCCAGATTTTGACATTGGACACCGTTGATATTGACCTCATCTCTCTGCCAGCTGGTAATATCATCCTTTGCCCGTTGTTTGCTCTGTTCACAGCCAACACGGTTGTGGCGTATACCAATTTGGACGCTGCAGCCACAATTCAAATTGAATGGAGTGGCATTACGTACAGGGCAATGACTGTGATTGACAATGCCGTGGCAACTTCAATTGCTACATTACTTGCTGCTGGTACTTCCAGATTTCTTCAGCTTATACCATCTGCTGGTACGGCTACGAACTTCGGCAATTTGACCACACTCAGAAGCACAACTGATAGCAAAATTGTTCTGTCGATGACAAATGCCGCTGCCGGTAACTTAACTGGTGGCAATGCGGCGAATGTGTTGGCCGTACAGTTGTTCTACCTTACCATTCCTTTGATCATCTGATTCAATTAATTGGGGGGAGCGAAAACTTCCCCCATCAATTTAGGAGACAAATAAATGAACTCTTTGATTATAAGTGAAGGATCAACCGAAGAAACAAGAATTAAGCAGCTTCTTTCCGTTGCTGGTAGTACAGCAGCTGGTGCTGTTGCCGCTACACCTACAACAGTGGCTGCAGTTGCTGGGGCAATTCCAGCTGGTGGTGTGGGTGCAGCAGCTGGCGGTTATGACACGGCTCCAAACCGTGATACATTCATTGCTACTGTCACGGAGATTAAGGCCCAGTTGAATTCCTTAATGACTGAGCTTCGCAACCGTAAGTTTATCACATAAGGAGCAAGACATGCAGAATTCACAGCAAAACATTCTGCGCTCGGTGTCTGGGCGTCGGTATTCCGCACTTAATCCGACCCCAGATACTGGAATTGCGCAAGCAATACAAGCGGCCTTCTCAGCGACTGCTGGTTTGTTAAACATCTTTAATGCATCGCCGTTTCAAGCTGCATCTTACCAATCTAATCTACCCATAATTGTGCCCATCTGGATTAGATTGGTAATGACTGTAATCCCGGCGGCAGCAACGCGATTCGCATTTATTGCAGCCACTGACGCTCAGGATCGGTTCAGTTCAGGTGGTTCCGTACTCGTACCCACTCAAGTTATCTCACGCCTGCCGAATCAATCATTTGCGCGAATTAACTTCGGTGCTTTAGTGCTTGCGGCTGAATCAACTGATGTCCGTAGGATTGCCCGTGGAAACATGCGGACTGTAATCCCAGTAATTCAGGATGAATACTTCTTCTTATTTGAGGAGGCGGCAGATATTTCTTCAAGTGCGATGAGTACGGCATCTGCATTGCGAAATTCAACAGTGTTACCACCAACGGTAATTTATCCCGGTCAGAGTTTTTCACTACAACCATGGTACCCAGGGAATGCGGTCACTGGCGCATCATATGAAGTTGAGGTTGCGTGGAGAGAGTTGGACACATTGCCACCCAGTGAGTAAAGGAGACCTATGAAGAACGTTCTAACTAAGGGAAAAGAACCATCGATGGAAGAGTACGCAAAAAAGCGCAAAAAAGATAAGGCGCCTAAAATCAGAGATGTGACTGTTAAAAAAGCAGATGGTGGTTTCATCGTCGAAATTAATGAAGAGTATAGTGAGACTAAACCAGGTGGTGAAAGCCGCAAACCCAGTGTCTATAAGGACCTGGAAGGTGTTTACCAATGTCTTGCTGATAAGTTTGGGGGTGACTAATGAGGGAACGAGAAAATCCGTTTTTAGTTGAGGAATACGTCGAACCCCCGATTCCTGAGGTTGTTGAAGGTAGGTGGATGCGGCACCCGGAGCTTGGCGATAAGTTCGTTCCAGAGGGCGCGTATGCGCCGTTTTACATTAACGGTTGGAGACCAATCGATGAAATGGAAAGACTCGGTGAGCTTCAAAGGCTTGCAGCCGCAAATGCTTCTAGTGATAGCCCGAATGGAGGAGCTGTGGAGGGGACAAGCACTGGTGATCACGTCAGCGAACGACGGGACACACATGCAGAACAGCCTTCATTACCAGGGATTAGCCCTGGACTTCAGGACAAAGGATGTACTGTTGGACAAGCAAAGATTGCTCGAAGACGTAAGGGCAGCGTTGGGCCGACAGTTTGATGTAATCTTTGAGGACCCCGGTGGTCCAAATGAGCACATGCA